CACGCTGCGACTGCACGATCACAGGCTGGCTCATCCCCGAATGCAAGCCCAGCGACACGGTGACACTGCACGACGAGGACTACCCCGAGCAGGACGGATCGTACTTCGTCCGATCGGTAAAAACCTCCTTCAGCTCACAGGGGGGCAAGCGAGAGATCACCCTTGGATTCCGACTCAGCTAGCAGATATATATGATTGGTATACTCATCGGCTCTGACTACCAGCCTCTCATCTCCTCGGGAGAGCTCCAACTGGGGGAGATCACCCCACAGAATCAGGCAATCATCATCCAGTCCCATAAGGGAGAGATCAAGGAAAATCCTGCGCTAGGCGTAGGCATTTCGGACATGCTCCTAGACAACGACCCGCTCTACTGGCGTGTGCGCATCAGGGAGGCTCTTGAGCTGGATAATGAGGCAGTAGAGAGCATCAAGATCACCTCTTCGGGGGTACAAATCAATGCACACTATTAGATGACAAAACGAGATAAACTAACAGTACAGCTATGGGTAGCAACGGCGCTTGTTATCTGTGGTATCCTCCTCCTCTTTGCAGGCTTCATGGTTAAGCCTCTTGGGGAGATTCACAACTCCATTCTAGTCGCCTTTGGTGAGATGTCCACCTTCTCGGGCGCTCTCTTTGGCGTAGACTACAACTACCGCTACAAGCAAATTAGAGATAAGAAGAATGGCGAAGAAGACGGACAGCAAGATTGATAAGCGGAGTATCGCCCGCACACTCTACCTCGACGGCAACTACACGCAGGAGGAGATTGCAGTAAAGGTGGGAGTCTCTCGGCAGACCATCATCCGCTGGGCGAAGGAGGACAGCTGGGCGGAGCTTAAAGCATCACTCTCGGTAACGCCCACTCAGCTCATCGCTCAGTGGCAACAACAGATAGCCGAGGTCAACCGCAACATCGCCAGCCGTGAGGAGGGGGCACGCTTCGCCACTTCCGCCGAAGCCGATGCGATGCTCAAACTCTCCTCGTCTATCAAGAAGATCCAGGACGACCTCGGCATCAGCGAAGTCATCAGCGTCTGCATGCGCTTCCTCGCTTGGCTTCGCCCCCTCGACGTGGAGCAAGCCAAAGCCTTCAACAGCCTCATGGATGTCTTCATCAAAGACCAAGCAAACTCTAAGCGATGACACAGCAGGAAAAGCAAGCCCTCAGGCAATGGGAGGAGTTCCACAAATCATTCGCCCGTGATGCCCTCATTGATCACAACCTCACGGCTGGGCAGATTGACAAGCTTCGCAAGGAGCTTGAGGCTGACCCTGTGCAGTGGTGTAAGTACCTCTTCCCAGGTTACGCCAAGTATGAGTTTGCCCCCTTCCAGGTCAAGGCAATTAAGCGCATTATAGAGCACGATGAGTGGTATGAGGTGCTCTCCTGGTCGAGAGAGCTGGCTAAGTCAACCATCGTGATGATGGTGCTGATGTATCTAGCCCTCACGGGGCGTAAGAGGTTCTTCGTCCTTACCAGCGCCACCGTGGATAGTGCCATCCGACTACTCACTCCATACAAGGTCAACTTTGAGACGAACCCTCGTCTTAAGCAACTCTACGGTAATCAGGTCAACCTTGGTCAGTGGACCGAGCGAGATTTCACCATCCGCTCTGGGGCAAAATTTCTAGCCTTGGGGGCGGGCTCTGCTCCTCGAGGTAGCCGTAATGAGGCAATACGCCCCGACGTGCTCGTCGCTGACGACTACGACACCGACGAAGACTGCCGTAACCCCGAGACGCTTAAGAAGAAGTGGGACTGGTTTAATGAGGCGCTCTACCCGACACGATCCATCAGCGAACCAACCCTGATCCTCTGGTGCGGGAATATCATCGCAAAGGACTGCTGTGTCAAGCGTGCAGGAGAAAAAGCCAAGCACTGGGACATCATCAACATACGAGACAAGCAAGGGCGATCGACTTGGCCAGCAAAAAACAGCGAGGAGATGATCGACCGAACGCTCGAGAATATCCCTCGCTCTGCCCAGCAGAAAGAGTACTTCAACAACCCGCTCTCCGAGGGGAGCGTCTTCAAGAACCTCGCCTTCGGGAAAATCCCAGACCTCAAGCGATTTAAGTATCTGATTGCTTATGGTGACCCCGCTTATAGCGACCGAAAGACCAAGCAAGGATCCTTCAAGGCGCTCTGGCTAATAGGCAAGCTTGGGGATAAGTACTACGTCATTAAGGGCTATCTCGCACGTGAGACCAACGCCAACTTCATCGGCTGGTACTTCGACCTAAAGAAATGGGTGGGAGGTAAGACAGAGGTGTACTTCTACATCGAGAACAACAAGCTTCAGGACCCCTTCTATGAGCAAGTCTTCAAACCCCTCATACGAGAGGAGATCAAGCGCAGAGGCGAAGACATCCACATCCGCCCCGATGAGCGCAAGAAGACGGATAAGGCTGTACGCATCGAGAACAACCTAGAGCCCCTTGACCGTCTGGGACAGCTCCTATTCAACGAGAGCGAGCGGGATAACCCCCACATGGTAGAGCTAATCAACCAAGGGACACTCTTCGAAATGCACCTGCCATACCCCGCCGACGGACTCGATGCCGTGGAAGGGGGCATCAGCCTCATCAAGAGCAAGAGCGCAGAGCTTGATCCTCCAGAGGTCATTGGGTATGACGAGATCAGCAAAGGCAACCCCTATCGTATTTAATTATGGCAAACTTTATCACCCCAGAGGACTACAACGCAAGTATCCACCGGGAAATACTCTCCTCCCTCCTTAGGGAGACCTCTGCAGGAGGTCAGCCTAACCCTGACTACGATCCTCAGGTAATTGAGATTTGCGAGGATCGAACCATCTCAGAGATGTGTTCCTACCTGGATAAGACCTATGATTGCGATGCTATCTTCTCCGCCGTAGGGACGGAGCGCCATAGCCTCATCTTGATGTTCGCTCTCGACATCACCATCTACCACATCTTCAGCATCCACAACCCCTATAAGATTGCAGACATCCGCAAGGATCGATATGAACGAGCGATCGAATGGCTCAAGGGGGTATCCCGAGGCGATATCACCATCCACGGGGCTCCTCGGCTGGATAGCGATGAGCAGAAGATGAACAGTCCCTGGCAGATTGATGCTGAACCCCTTAGACCCACCCTACTTTAATGGCAAAGAATCGAACTCAAAAGCGTATCCAGCAGGGAGGAGGCTTAGGCTCCTCCTCAGGCTCTTCATACCACGTCCCCGACGTTGTTCTGCAGATGCCTGAGCTATTCCTCTTCGACCTGCAGAAGTTCCAGTATAGTCTACGTCAAGCCAAGCAGATTGACCACCCCTCTCGAGCTCGACTGTACGACCTCTATGAGTCCTCAGAGCTAGACATCCACTACATGGGTGTCCTGAGCAAGCGTCTACGTGGGGTAACCCGCATCCCCATTGAATTTCATCGAGACGGGAAGCCTGACGAGGTAATCACCCCACAGCTCCGATCCCCCTGGTTCAAGGAGGTGCGCAAGGAGATCACCTTAGCCCAGTTCTGGGGATTCTCCTTGATGCAGTTTTACCTCGACGAGGAGGGTAATATCCGTGCGGACCAGATCAATCGCAAGCACTACAACCCGATAACACGTCAGCTCTTGCAGTACCAAGAGGACCAGGAGGGCACGCCGATAGAGGAGTTCGAAAACATGCTCTTTGTTGGGAGCGAACGCAACCTAGGGTCACTTGTTGACATCATGATTGCTATCCTCTATAAGCGAGGCAGTATAAGCGACTGGGCTAAATTCTGCAACATCTTCGGCATACCGATCCGTGAGTACACCTATGATGCTGGAGACCAAGAAGCTCGCAGGAAGATCATTGAGGATGCCCGTCGCCAGGGATCATCGGCGGTCTACATCCACCCCAAGGAGAGCTCCCTTGTCCTGCATGAGCCGAAGAATGCGTCCGCTACAGGGGAACTCTTTGAGAACCATACGAACTACTGGGACAGAAAGATCTCAATCCGTGTGCTGGGGAATACGCTCACCACCGACGCTAATAAGGTCGGCACGCAAGCGCTAGGCGAGGTGCACAAGGAGGTTGAGGACGAGATGAATGAGGATGACCGAGACACCATCCTCGATGTCCTCAACTACCACATGCGCCCCATCTTCTCCAACCTCGGGTTCAACACCGAGGGCGGTGAGTTTGTCTACGCCAAGAAGGATAAGACGCATCCTACCCAGCAGGTCGACATTGTCCTCAAGCTGAACTCCATCGGGCTACCCATATCCGATGACTACCTCTATGAGTTCTCAGGCATCCCCAAGCCCGAGAACTACGACGAACTGCTCGCCGAGAAGAAGGCAAATAAGGAAGCCCTGCAGACTCAACTACAAGGCGGTGACGCTCCCTCTACCGAAGAGGGCAACACCGATGACAATAACCTCTCAGAGGAAGAGAAGACCAAGGGCAATACCCCGCCTCAGGGCAAGAAGGGCTTACGCAACCTGCTCAGCCGTTTTTTCTCCCTAGCCCCTCTCCCAGGAGGGGCGGACA